TACCGGCAGCACTACTTGCTATCCGTGCCGCTCGTGCCGCTGGTAGGACATCACAGCCAGCGCCGGTAGAACCAGAATGCGTTGACTTCCGATCAAAGTATTTTGCACTGCTTGAAGAACACTCACGAGTGATGGCCGACTACATCAAGAGCTTGAAAGCCTTATAAATTGTTTGACAACATATCCACATCCGGTGTATATTCCGGGTGTGGTTATACACCGCAGGGAGATAATAGATGACAGTAGTAGAAGAAGTGTACACAATGGAGCGGTTGGAGGAAGTGCTGAAGCGCGACCAGACAACCTTTGAAACAATCGAGCTTGACTTTAGCGCGATGTGGAATGAAGCGCTGGAAGCCTACCAGTATCAGCGTTCGATTCGTGTAAGCACTCACAACCTCGCCCGTATGCTGTGGTTCACCACCTGCAAGGGGCAACTTCTTAGCGTGGTCTACAGCAGTGGCGGAGTAGACATCAACATCAGCATTGACCAGTTCACGATGGGCGCTCCTGATGACTGGGGTATCCGTGCATGGATTGCACAGATGGCCAAAGAGCTGATGCCGTAGGGTAGACTGTAGGCGCAACACCAAACAAAGAAACCATCTGATTGCCCAGATGGTTTTTTTGCTGTCTACCAAAAAAAGACCCGGCGGTTTGAGCATCGTAGAGAGGCTTGCCGGGTTCTATCAGCACACAATATCAAACTGATTCTACCAGTCTATGCTTATGACCATATTCGTGACACCACGAAAAAGGTTAGTTCCATTTTGGAACCTACCAGTCAATGCTTACAAAGCCGCCGTTACTGCCGAGCTCGCGCCATGCTCTGGCCTTCCTGTAGACCCCATCGCCTTCGCGCTCTACCTTGTCTTCATCTTCCATCTCAGGGCTTGTGTTACCCTCAACGGTTTTGACGCCCCACGGGAATACACCTATGACAATGCCGATATGAGCCAAGCGGTTGAGCGGAGCAAACCAGAAGCACACAAGGTCACCGATGCGTACCTTGGTATGGTCGGCTTCGGCATCCTTCACACTTAGCCAGTTCTTGGTTCTTCGTGCCCAGTTGCCATGATCCGGACAGTATGCAGAGCGTGGCCAGTCAAGGGGGATGCTTAGGGCTAGGTCATGAGCTGCATTCCGCAATCGGTACACAACAAATGCAGCACACCACGGGCTACCGGGTGGCACAGGTGGAACCGTAGAGGCTTGGTATATCTCAACCGCCTTGCCCCGATTGTCCCCGGTCTCCTGTACCCCAACATTGTCTAGGGCTTCTTTGGCTGCCCTTAAAGCGATACTTCTTGTCATAGCGGTATACTCCCCTTGTCGAACTTATCTCCCGACACCCGCTGGGCAGGCTAACTCCCAAGCTGTTTCCACAAACTGCCCAGCACCCCTTTTCCTTTAGGCGAATGTTTCGCCATCATCCACACTAACCAGCTGCGTAATGCCGCCGCTCGTGTCGTGGTAGTAGAGGAACCATCTACCAAGTCTCCAAGCAATCGCCGTCTGGTCGTTGCTTACCCCGCTTGCTACCACTGCAGATGATGCCGTAATGACGTTGCCCTGCGGATCGTAGATGACCCTGTGAAGATCATTGCCGGTATTGCGGAAGGCTACGATACGTTTACCCATTGGGTTGATGCCCACAGAGACGTGGTTACCTGTTGCGCTTACTACTGTTGCCACTGATACGCTACTCCCTTCATTGTCGGTGTAGTACGATGACACCCCGCCGCCGGATTGATTCTCAACCAAGATGTACAACCTGCCTACTGCGCTTGTTGGATCGTAGGCAATAGCCACGCAATCAACTTCAGTTATCGATGTCGTAACATCGACAATGTTGGTACCGTTCGGGCCATCGGCAAAGTGTAGCACCACGGTATGTGATTCTACATTGGCATAGCAGAGCCGTTTATTCGGGGCTACATCAACCGCCATGCAACCGCCCGCCGCTGTCAAGCTGCGGAACCAACTACGGAAGCGGTGGCTGGTGTGCAACGGATCTATACCAATGTTGCCCGTACCGCTGATGGCATCATGGTTGCTTTCACCAAGCCCCCAGGGAGTGCTAGTGTAATACCGCCCCTCAGCATCCAGCGTGGAATCGGTACCCCGGTTAGCACTCGTGGTTGTTAGTAGTAGGTCAACCGTACCGGTTGCTGCCGGGTCTCCTGCGCTGTCCAAGATAGCCCCGTGAGCGATGCCCCTGAGCAAGGAACCACCGGCCAAGTACAACCCGGCTTCAGTGCCACCGTTGATGTCGAAAGGGTCTGGAAGGTCGGGAGGAAAGTTACCATTGATGCGGTCAAAGAGCGTTTGGGCTACGATGGTACCCTGCGCTAGTTGATGCCCGTATGCAAAGTCTGTGCCGGTCGTAGCGTGTGGCGTGGCAAGGATACCACCGCCCCTAAGCCATGTAGAGTAGCCGGTAACCCCGTTGAGGAAACAATCCCTAAGCGGTGGTTGAGATACTGAGCAAGTAGCACCAGCCGGGTAGGCAACAGAGTTCGTAGCCGCCCAGCCGGGATGTCTTACGATGGAATCATCGGAGGCGTTTATCTGGTCACAAAGCTCACTGATGGTTACCGGGTCAACGCTGTACGATGTCACGCCGGTTGCACCGCCAACGGTTTTACTCCACCAGACATCGCTTTCCTCTTCCGTCCTGCCATCCCGGTCTTGTTGCCAGAAACGCCTACCGTAATAGTAGGTAGTGGTGTCTACCTCAGCAACGATAGCCGGTGTGATGCGCTCAAATTGAGCGGTGAAACTGTCCGGTACATAGGTGCTATCGGTGTTCGTGTAGGTTAGCGTCGTTGTACCAATGTCAATGGATCCGGTAGATACCCTTAACCGCTGGCAAGAAGTCACGCCCCAGTAAGCCGTGTCTACGCTTTCGCTTCCTGCGTAGCTGCTGGATGCTGTGTTCTTCCTTGGGTACGGGTTGTCTTTGTCTTCGGTTGCCGGCAAGGCTCCAAGGCTCCAGATATCAGGGCTGCAAAGGTCTAGGGTTACGGTGCTGTAGGAGGTCGTAGGTGCCACAACCTGCCATCTTTTCGTGTTTCCGTGGTAATCGGTCAACTCGATGTAGCCGGCTTGGTTGGTGCCGCTTTGCGCTTTGATTTGGATGGCAAGGTATCGGTAGCCGCTCATACCTTCCCATGGTGCATAAAGACGGTCGTTACCTGTAAGGCCTATAGCCAGGTTGTTTGTCTCAGCGATAGACCACCCATTGAAGCGCCAACCACGGAACATCACCCGTGTATCTGCCGAGTAATCCCCGTTAGCAATAAGCCCAAGGCTTGAGAGTTGTGCCGAGATGTAAGCCGGGACATCATTCAGTGCAGTTGTTAAAGTGTTGCTTCCGGCATTTGTAACAATGGTTGAAACAAACGAGTATTTAACAAAAGTATCCTGACCACCATATGACCCACCACTACTAATAATCGTTCGTATGCCGCCATCGTAGCCGGTAATAAAAACATCAAGGTTAGAAGGATACGCTCCCTCCCATGCTCGTATCCTTCCGGCAATACTCACCTCAGCGGCTAACCGTGCCGATGACGTTAGGTTAACCGTAGTCTGTTCGGTTGCGCTTGATGTCCCGCTTGTTGACCAGTTACCCGCAGTTTGACTGCTGTAAGAATGCGAGTGTGTAGCCTGATATGGAGCAACCCCGTTCACCCTGATATTTGTAATCGATGCTGAAGCCGTGCCAGTATCTTCGCAAGTCTGTTGTAGACCAGCCGTGAAGTCATGCGTGGCAGTTGCCCCACCACCCGCTCCAACAGTCCCTGTGGCTGTCGTAGCGGTTCCTGCAAGGGTCAAAGTAGCGGTACAAGTAGCCGATGGCTTTGCTTGTTCGTATACCTCATAGGTTGTGTATGGCGGGAACTGGGTTGGTGCTGAACTGCTGGAATACGCCGCCTCGGTAATGTTCCAAAGAATGTTAGTGGCTACGCTTGCCGACCAACTACCCGTGATAGTTCCGGATATATCAAGGTAATCAACAGTTGGAGTTCCGGAAGTAACCACGATTGTATTGTTTGCTGTTTGCCCGTTGCCGTTTGCTACACTGACCGACAAAAGTATTTGATACGACCACGGATTCCCTGGACGTGCTCTAGGCGTGTTGGTCATACTCATTGACCAAGTACCAGACCATCCCATATGTCCATCAATAGATCCGTCAACCTTACCAACCTGAAGCGTAAAAGGAATTAAGTTAGTAGGGTGTACAGTCCATGTCCAAGCAATCGAAATGTCAGCCGCACTGGTTGCCGTTCTGCTTATGTCAAGGTATGGCATTCTAAGTCCCTGCGCTCACATACACCGCCCGGTAAGATGCCCGCCTAACATTGAATAACGTACTACTGCCGGGTGTGTTCTCTTGCACGAACTCTATCTGCGGGATGGCGATAATCCGGTAGTTGCCAAGCACTCCAACCCCGTCTGTATCCATGAGCTTGATGACATCACCAAGCCAAACCGGTCTATTGCTGTTGTTGTAAACCAAGAATGTTGCATCGAACTCAATCATCGTACGCCCGGTAGTCAAGCGGCTATAAAGCATCAAGCAGGCTGCCGTAACCGCATCTAATGTATTGAGGGCCGGGTCACGGTATTGATAGCAGACTGGTCTGCCTCGCCAGTTTCGCGGACGGCTTGCCGGTGCTGTTGCCGCTATCTCTGCCGCTGAATCTATCTGCGTATACGGTATAAATATGCCGGTGTTAGGGTCTTGCCCGATGACCGTAACCTGAGTACATTCCGGTTCTTCATTGTAGGAGTTGAGCGTACGAATCACTCTTTGTGGGCGTAGCTCTTCAGCCACTCCAGCCGTGGTTGCTGTAGAAATACTTTGATAAAGCGTCATAGTGGATGCAGTACTAGCGGCGTTGACATCAAGCCACTGGTAGAGGTAGCCGGTAGCGGTAGGCATCCAGCCGGTTATCCAAGTAGCGTAATATTCTTGCTTTATTTTGTCTAAGACCGACTGCACGGTATCGCCATAATCAGGGGCAAAGGTGTACTGGCCTTTACTGATGTTGGTCGTATACGGCAGCTCTTGATCGGGTGAATCTCCACCATAGTAAATGTTGGCATCATAGCCAGCAATAAGCATCAAGTCAATAATTGCATTGATTGCCTGAATGCCATCGTAGGGAAGCGATTCAACAATCCACGCAAGGTCAAAGTCACGGCTACGATCCGTGCCGGTGTAGACATAAGTTGCCCAACTGGCTGTAGTGTCACGGTCGAGAAACTCAATCTTAGGAGGTGCAAGCGTACCCCGGAAGATATCTTTATAGGTCACTACTCCCGGATAAACCGCAGGGCCATCGCCTAGTGCAATCCTCACCGGTCGGTCTGATGTTACGCTCGGCTTCTGTACCCCGGCATCAATCAGCGGCTTTGCGATAGCCCCGATTGTACAGGTGGCTTTGCCGTCCTCATCTACCGCCATGCTTAGGCTCTGGATGTACTGCGTTACATCTACCGTACCGGCATAGGTAGCACCTACCGGGGCATCGTAATAGAGGTCTGTAGAGTAAAGACCAAGAGAACCGGTACCTGCACCGGTTAGCGCAACCTTTGCCCGTACATCCTTTATAACCCCGTTAGGCGTGTATGCCGTGCCGTCTGCCTTGACTACACTATTTGTAAAAGTGTAGGCTCCGAAGCCGGCATTATCACCGGCAGAGACTGCTGTGAAAGTAGCACCAACAGGAGGCGCATACCGCAGGGCTTTGGTTTGACCTAGCACATAGCCGGACGTTTCAAAGTTGCACTTGGCGAGCTGCACCGTAGCCTGTCCGGTTGGAACCAACCAACTAAAAGCGGCAGCAGGAAGAATGTTATTTTGTAGGCCGGGGTCTAAGTCTTCAAAGACATGGGAGAAGTTAGTACCGTCTGAAGTGGTTACCAGCAGTTCCCGTCGCCGTGCTGGAATCATCATAATTGATATGAAGTCCGACCGGCTAGACTTGGATGTTTGAGCGCCTACCGCAGGGGCTATGTTGCTATCTCCCCGCTCATACGTGCCAACAACTACACCGGACTTGAACACCTGAGCAGTTCCGTTAGCGGCAAACCATACCTCAACGCTTCCAGCCGAGCCGACACCCCACCCGCACTTTAGAATGATGCTCTTATCGGTGTCCTTCAATCCCGGTACATAGAGGCTAAGGTAGACCGCTTGATTGACACCAAAAGCCGTTGTAAGCGTTGCCCGCTCGGTGATGTTGAGGCTTTGCAGGTAGTAGTCACCGCTTGCCCTAATCTGCATCTGCTTCCACGATGCCGCCGTAATCAAGGTGTAGTCGGTCTTCTGAAACCGGACATACGATCCGCTGTAAGTTGTACTCCATGCCGCCGTTACCGGAAGCGGAGCAAGCATCATCGTAAGCGTGGCAGGGTCTTGCCATATGTTGCTTGAGTTGGTTAGGTCTATCTTTGTGCCATCAAGGGCAACCATCAGCCTACCGAACTGCGGGCGTGGCTCAACAACATCAAACTCAACCTTCAGCTGGTGGATGTTAGCCATTAGAAACGCCCCATTATTCCGGGTTGACCGTTGCGTCTACCTTCATCTCGGATAAGTCTACGCATGGCTCGTTCCAAGTCTGTACCCGCTGGAATCAAGCCGTTACCGAACCGCCCGTAGGAAGCGTTCACGGCTCCAACCTCGGCACCTGTTAGCCCTATGGCACCCATCGTCCCGCCGCCTAAAGTCTCACGCCGTAGGGTCAAAGCGTCTGCGGTATCTTTCGTGTTGGTTGCAATCCTTAGTAGTAAGTCTTCAGCCTCAGTAGGTCTACCCATCCCAGGCTCTTCACCCGGTTTGAATAGAGGGCCGAACGGCTTAGGTACCCCGCCAGCTTCAGGTGCTTTTGCACCTGCCATCTTTCCGATGATACTGTCTGCAAAATTTTTAGCATCCGCAAAAGGTTTGCCAAAGTCAACACCACCCATGATGTCGGTTTGGTATGTAAACCCCATCCTTTTTTCAAGGTCAGCCATCTCTGCGGCTGCTCGTTCTTTTGAATAAAGCCCGCTGTTTCTGAAGGAGTCAATCTTATCGGCTTTGTCTACGAACTCTTTGTACTGCGGATCGTTGTAAAAAGGAATCTTGGCAAACATCTGCCGGAACTGATTCATGATGTTTTGAAACATCGTGCCTATGTTTTTGAAGGTGTCAGAAAGTATGCTCGGTATAGATGCAGCTACGGAAATGATTGACGCCAGCAACTTATCTACGCTTGCTTGCACCTTGCCATCAGTGAACCCCTTGGTGAAGTCTTGCATAGGCCCAAAGAACTTTTCGGTAATGTCTCCAAGCACACCACTATCCAACATACGCCCTAGAAAGTTAGTCGTGTACTCGATGTAAGGAGTCAAGATGGTTATCATCTTCTCCCCAATCTTACGCATCGTCATCTCCCAAGTGTCCTCTAGGGATGCCAACTTGGTAGCGGTGTCATTCTGCAAGCCTTCTAACATCCCGCTGTATTTGGTGTCAATGATATTGACAAAGGCCTCGAATACCTTCATCTCCTGACCCTGTTCAAGTCCGCCACCCCTGTCAAACTTGATGCCTTGCTTGGCAAAGTCTGAACGGTTCATCCCAAACATTGAGAGCTGCCCCATGTCTGGAATCTGGCCACCTTTCAACTGTTGAACCATGTTCAGTAACGATGCTAACTTTTCCTCACTAGCACCGAAAGCCGCTCCTAAGTTAGCAAGCCGTGGGAGCATGGCGTTGGTTTCTACGCCTGTAGCTTCAAGCCCTACAGCAAGATTAGCCAACTGGGAAAAGGTAAAGGGGGAAGGCCCGGCAACCTTGCGAACCATGTCTAAGACTTCAGCTGCCTTCTTACCGCTACCGGTAATGGCGGTAAGCCTGGAGTTGAGAGACTCAAAAGAAACCGCCGCATCAAAGGCAGTCTTACCAAGCATACCAAAGCCGGCAACCGTGCCAGCAATAGCCACGCCACCCATAGCACCAAGGGCTGACCCGGCACCTTGGGCTTTTTGTGCGACTTGGCCTAACCCGGTTTTGACTTTGTCAAGGGCAGAAACAATCTGCCCCATGCCATCCACGCCGAGCTTTACCGTGAGTTGTGCTATTGTCAAAATATGCCCCTTGTTGCTTTAATCACGGCCACTTCGTGCTTTTCCAGATCTTGAGCAATAACAGCAACTTCCCAAATCTGCTCCAAGGTTAGGTCGACCTCTGAAGGATGACGGTGCAGGTATTTCACGCAGTAGTACGCGATCAGTGACCCTACACCGCCAAGTCGTTTTTTGCTTCGTCTACCTCTTTGGTAACCGACACATCAATATACTTACCGATGAAACTCCAGTAGATAGCGTAAAACGCTTGAGTGTTTTTCCGGCTTAGGTCAAGCAGTACACGGATAAAAGCCGCATCGCTTGGGTCATCCATATCGGGGATGTAGCACTTGCCAATAATCAAACAGTTAACCAAAAGGTTGGGTGCCATCTCAGCGTATGACATCCTGATTTTCTGTAGCTCGGTTGCATCAGGGAAGTAGTCTGCCGCCTTGGGCTGGCGGAACTTCACTACCGCTCCTTCACCTGCCCACTCGCTCAGGTCTACTTCTAGGATGCCATGCTCTACTTCAGGGGCAACCGCCTTGATGGCTTTGATACCCATTATGCGGATGCCCATGCGGTCGTTACGCCGTTAGCACCGAGCATGATTGTCGCTGTCTCTGTGACGGCTTCACCTGCCGCAATGCCGATACCGGTAGCGGTGACAATGCCGATGTAGGTCTTGGCTGTAAGAGCGCCAGGAGTAACCACGACTTGGCAGTAGTATCCCTCTTTGTTGAAGAAGACTGGGGAACCATCGGCTTGTGCTGTGCCGTCTACCAGTAGCTCAATATCAATGGAACCGGATGCTTTGGTAACCTGCATCTTCTTCGTGGTGTCGCAAAGTGCGCTGACATCAGCGGTATCTACCGATGTAGAAATACGCACTGACTTCGCAAGACACGTATAGGTGTTAGCGGTGAAGGCTGTCGGGGAACCATCTTGGAAGCCACCAAAAGCGATGGTGACCACGCAGTTCTCACCAACTAAACCGAATGATTTTGTAAAAGGCATCGTCTACTCCTACTGCTGTGTGAGGCAGCGATAGATCGCCGTCACCCCGTAATCTGTCCGACCACCATCAGATAATGTGAAGGATTGATCCGTTGAAGTCCTGCGGACATAGAGCCGTGGGGTCGTAGTGGTCACCGTCTGATTATCCAAAAGTGTATCGATGCGAGACATGATGGTTTGTATCCGGCTCATACTCATCGCACCACTTTCAGTATCCCACACAGTCAATCTGTAGTTTGGCGTGGTGAAGACACGAGCGCCGCACAGCGCATCCTCATCGTCACCGCTTGCACCAGCTCGGCTAAAGACCACGTAAGGCACCTGCACCGGTCTTCTTGATACCGGGTCGGTCTGCGGCGCAACCGTGTTGTAGATGCCCATCTGGTAACCGTTAGGTTGGTTGTCAGGAGCAAGCAAGCCCAACAAAGTAGCGTCACCGCTCAGGGTCTCGTATATCCATTGTTCGATTACCGCTGGTTCAAATGCCATTACTTACCCTTCAGCACCACGGTTAGCGCTTTGACAAATGCCGGCCTTACGTGCTGTAAGGCTGGATCTAAAAACGGTCTCGGCGGTACGGTGTTGCCGCCCTTCGATGTCCATCCAAGTTCCAGCGGTACGGCATACTTAGCCATCACGGCAACTTCAGCGCTTGTAGCCGTCAGCATCCGGTGCATGATGGAGTTAGCAAGAGCGCCTGTATCAGAGTTAGGCGGAGTGCCTGGAGGGCTTGACCAATGCCCCTTGTCATACTCCCGAAACTTGCCGCTGGATGTCTTGATACTTCGCTTTGCGGTGGCTTCGACATCTGCCGCAGCTTTACCTACGATGCGGTTTATCTTGGTTAGGTTGCGCTTGTACTGGTCTATACCGGTAGTCTTCAGGGATACGGTTACACTCATGGTGCCAACACCTGTATCTGTAAAGGCCCAAAGCGGCGCACCGTGGTTGACACCGTGAAAGATATTGTTAGCCTGATATCTGCCGCTGTACCGTACGCCGCAGGGTTGAGAACGCTTAGGATGCCTTGTGCGCTGTACTGCTTTGTCAGGGTCACACTTCCAGATGAAAAGGTATACGTGGAGCCGGTCTGGATGTTAGTAAATGTTGCCCCAAGAGTACCGGTCGTGATGTCTACAGGGCTGCCCAGTTCGTCCACCAAGCGAACAACATAGGAGTGCCAGTCTCCGACCCATGCGGAGACTTGCACGACCTGCTGAGGGTCTTCAGTTAGATCAAAGATAAGTGCCATTAGATGTCCCTCACATAGATGCGGAGCGGGCCGAATATCTGCGTGTCGTTTGCAGATGTTGACCTTGTGATTGTAGCGGTGTAGGTTCCTGGCGTGTTGGTTACCGTGGTATCAACCGTGAAGGTAGCCCGTCCATCAGCTGCATAAGTTGCCGTACAGGAGTACGTGTCTACCAAAGTTGCACCAGAGTTGTAGACCTTAGCCGTCACTGTTGCGCTCGTGATGTCTATCCCGGCTCCATTGTTGTCTACACACTGGATGTCGATTCCATGCTGTGCGCCCTTCTGGATATCAAGCGGATCACTTGCCCCCAAGCCATCAGCCCGCACTTCAAAAGGCCCCATGCGAACCAGAGCGGCAGACGTTACCGGGGTAACCAACTCAGCATTGACATACTGCCCAAAGGTACCGGCTGTAGTGTGGTTTGTGCGCAACTCCTGCCAGACGTCAGACGGCACATCCTGCACTTCTGCCTCAATGCCGTTGACTACGTTATTTGTTTCCATCATGACACCGCCAAAGTTGGTAGACGTGATGTAGCCAGCAACCGTAGCATCCCAGACCGCCGCCGCTGTCTGCGCCGCTGTCAATCCACCAGAGGAAAGCGTGACCGTCAGCACCGCACCGTTAGTACCAGATGCACCACGCACCACAATCGTAACATCAGATGCGCCAGCAGCAAAAGCTGCGTTAGGGACATCAAGCCGATACACGCCCGGCACAAGGCTAGACGATATCTCAGCAAAGCCACCAGATGCCCACGCGCCTGTAGGTGTCTGCGTGACCAGCGTGATAGCCACCGGTGCGCTCTGGTTGCGGACGTAGTAGGCCGCTAGACCTGATGTGGCATAGGTTAGCCCTGTAGCACCAAGGTAGAGTTCGATGCTTTGGGAGGTTGAGGCTGGAGCGATGGTTATTGTGGACGCGTTGCGCTCGGTTGGGTTGTAGGTCGGAGACAAAGTCGCAACACTTGAAAATGTTTGATATCCAGAATCTGGTGTTGCACCTGTCCAAGCGATAGACATTACGTCTGCTGCTTCAGCCCCTGATGCTGAACCAAATCCTTGGTTAGGGCTGTTTTGTTGTGGCCCAAAGAAATCAATCGGGTTAAGTCCTACTATACGGCTGTAACCATAGTCAAGCCTTGATGCGCCTACAGATGTAGAGTTTGTGCCAGTGTTTACACCGTTGCGGTTTGCACTACAACTTACAAAACGATTGTAATCTTCAGTGACTGTCGTTGTAGTTCCGGCTATGCCAGTTCCACAGTTCAGGAATAAACAGTTTTGCACTGTTGATGGAAATGATGCACTACCAGAAGCAAACAACAAAGAACCATTTGCACTGCTGTTGCCGGTAAACGTACAGTTTCGCACAGTTGCTTGAATGGATGCAAAATAGAACCCTTCAGCATTTCCACCTATAACAATGCAGTCTTTCATGCTCGTAGTATCCGCAACATTATTGCCAGTAATATCGGCTGGTATACGTCCAGAAAGCATAAAAACACATTTAGAAAGTGTGTAATTACCCGCTGATGCGGCAGGTGCAGTCATTCGCAACAGCGCACCTTGAGTATTCAATGTTGCAAAAGAATCGTTTATAAATAAGCATTTTGTAAAAGATATATTTTTTGAAGTCGTGAAGCTTACAAGATTATTTCCAGCAGCTCCTGTTGAACTGCCTTCAAAAATAATGTTTGTAAAAGATAAAAAGTCCTTTGATGTTCCGGATAACTGCGGAGCAGTCAAGCTTGCAGCTGCATTACCTGTGCTTGAAAAACCAGATAACCGAACAAAACCAGAAGTTACACCGCTAAATTGCGAGCCTGTAACGTCTCCAATGACGTTCACTGTGCTTGTTGGACTAGTGATTGTAACGGTGACTTTTTCGTTGTAATGACCCGGTGCAATGTAAACAGTGTCCCCACCAGTCACACCACTGCCTGATGTAAATGGAGCCTGAAAAGTCCCCCACGCTTGGTTCACTGCTGGCCCAGTACCATTACCAGTGCCACCCGGTCGAACATAATAGGTTGCCATTATTCGGCATCTCCACTAACAATCTGTTGAGCCATAATCAGCGCAAACTGATTCACAATAAGTGATTGAAACTGCTCATCCTGCTGAACCCACCAGACGTTGACGGAAGTTCCATCAACACCGAACGTGCCTAAGATATTCCCGGCATCATCTTCGATGTCACCAAATATGCGCCAGTCGGTAGACGGTGCTGGTTCCTTTTGGATATAGAAGTTTTGCAGGTTCATTTGCCCACCTTCATCGCATTCGCATTCGTACCCTTGAACGGCATCGTCAGGAACGCCAGCACACTAGACACAGCAGCGGAGATACCAGCCGCTACCGCCTTGCTCCCGTAGAGTGCCAGCACTGCGCCGAGTTCGCTCAGGTCGTGTGCTTCGGATGTGCGGACCCCATCGCCGAACACGCTGGTGAAAGCAGCTACGAATGCCACGATCACAACGACCACTAACCGCTTGATACTGATGCTGTTCATTGCTTGACCTCCAACTTTGTAACCTGCGTTTTGAGTTCACCGGTGACATTCTCAAGCCTACCGATACGGTGCCCGTGGTCTTTGATCGTTGCCGTGTCTACCGCTCCACGTTTATCCATACGGTGGAGAAACTGGATGATGTAGACCAGTAACGAGATAACAGCACCCGAAACGCTGATGCCTATAGTTGTCCACTCTGATGCACTCATGATGTCCGCTCCACTAATCCAACGTGCTGTACCAATAATTCAGTCTGTCCAAAGTCAGTCCCTACGACATCGTAGTATCGGGAGTCATCACCTACCCGGTACACCCGGTCTTGTGGCATCACATCAGCCCCTACAGCAATAATCAAAGTCCACTGGGCAGATGATGCGATAGAACCGCCTACGATTGATTCTGTGTCTGATTGGTTGGTTAGCCTGGCGTTGTACTCGGCAACCTTGCGCCATGTCTCAGTAGCACCACCACGGCCGTCTTCGGTAAGCGTGAAGCGGTGAATCTCTACCCGGTCTTGGCAGAGGTTGCGAACCATGCCGGCTTGCAGGGTTGCACGGAGTATCGGACTCATGCGAACACCAACGGGCGGTATCGCTCTGCCATGCTTAGGCAGTGTGCTTTCAGTTGTGAGAGCTTGACATCGCTAGTGCCTTCCTTAGCATCGATGTCGGAAGCGCAACGGCTTGCTTTTATCATCCATGCTTGGCGGGCTGATGTCCTGACATCGTAGCGCTCAACGTTGATCGGGCCTTGGTCAACCCAAGCAAGGGTAGGGTCGCTGGTGCCATCTTCGAGGCTGTAGCCTTTGAAGTGGTACGCCGTGTAAGCGGGGAAAGATGGTTGTGTCGTGCCTGACGTACCGGCAATGCGGCACTCGTATACCCGCCCATTGGGCGTTGTAGGCACTACACGGTCACCGACAGCATAGACCGTGCTTACAGCCCAAGTGGTGAACCGTGAGTAGGAATCCAAGATGCTTCCTATCTCGGTGGTGGACATCTGCGGATAACTTTGGGCATCCACAAAGAGGGATACCTGCGCTATCGCTTCGGCTCGTGTCATCATGCTAGCACTATCCCACATAAAGAAAAACCCCCGGCACGTCTGCCGAGGGCTTGAGATAAGAACCGCTCGCCTTATGTAGCTGCGGATGCTCCAACGATAAGGCTACCCGGTACACGGTTGGCTGCTGTCGCATCAACGTTACCGATGTCGAACGCCTTGAAAGCGAACCGCTCAGTTGCCTTGAATGCGAGCGCATCCTCGACAAAGTAGCGTTGATCGGAAACCTCAATAGTAACCGTTCGGCGGTCACCGAAAGCGGTACCCATGCTCAGGTCACCCAAGAGGACATATGGCGTGGATGCTGCCAAGGTCTTCTGCATATTCTGGACGAAGACCACCGGGTATCCGTAGAGCATAGGCGTAGGGCCGTATGCACCTTGGATGTCCATGATCGAGTTACCGCCCAAAGCATCGAGCAAAGGAGCGATGGCGTTGTACCAAATCTCCTTGTGCATGAACCATTTTGCGTTAGGTGCATACGTTGGGAGTTTGGCAACCATGCCCTTCAGGTTAGCAAGTGTTGGCGCATACGTGATGGTCTGTGCCGTGGTAAAGACCTGAAGACTAGCGATGTTTGCCTTGGTTGCGTTGCTGCTGTAAACGGCATAAAGGATGCCATCGAGGCCGGATGTGCTATCGACTGCATTGTTGAATACAACCCGGTCTTCTTCCTTAGCGAGCGAGTAAGCCATATCACGGGCAAGCGTTGCGCCAAAGTCAATAATCGAATCTTCTGCCAGTTCCTTAGAAACCTGCGTAAGAATCGATGGCTTCTTGGCTACAAGGTTGACCTGAGCAAATGTCAGGTCACTTGCAGTGATAGCGGTATTTTCACCCGGATAGTAGACCGTTGTGCTTGCGGTTGCATTCGGGACGTTGAGGACATCACTAGACATCGGGTAGATGCGGCAGTTTTGACGGGCAATACCGAACTGCTCACGGAGGTAGATAAGCTCAGAACTCAGTGGATCCGGTACGGTGAAACCACCAGCGGTTGTCGTGCCTTCAGACTGTGACTTCAGGTTAGCCTTGCACCACTCAGCGGCCTTGCGGTTGCCCATGATAGAGCGTCCCCATTGACCCCAAGCGTAAGCCTTGTAGTTCGCTTCGTCACGGGTACCGGAGAATGGATTCTTACCCACGCCGCCGGACTTCCATGGCTGCTCTGCTTGGGCTTCGGTTGCCACAGGGTGGCCTTGTCCAAGTGCCTTGATGGTCTCGATACGCTCTTCGATGCCCTTAGCTTCAGCCATAAGGCTCTTGACCTGTGCAAGGTCACCGTTACCGGAAGCAAGCTCCCGCGCGGTAGCAAGCACAGAATCCTTTTGATTCTGCAATTGTGTCAGGTTCATAGTTGTTGTAACAACTCCAAGCGGGCCAGTATGTCGGCTCGCTCATTATCAGTGGATGCTTTCGCTTCCAGGACTACGAGTTCCGGTTGCGTCTCTGGCTGGTCTGCGTCCCGCAGTGAATCCCAGACTACAGGGGCAAGGCGCTTTGCGCTTGTCCGGCTAAGACCGACTGCATCCCGCAGTCGACGCTCAACACCCCGCAGTGAAGCAGGTTGTATACACTTTTTACCGTGCATGGCGTATAAGCCCTTAGCACGTTCTGCGAAAGCATCAATCAGGGCGTTAGCCATGTCTGCACTTTCGATCACTTCCATGGCACCGGAAAGCGCATCCCAGTAGGCTTCCATGCCCTCGTTGATTAGTTCGCTTTCGGCCTCTTTGAAGATTTCAGCGGCATACTCTGCGGCGCTCTGCTCAGGCATTGGAGCCATTGTCATCTCTTCTTCGCTATCCATCATAGGCTCCATGCCGTAGTACTCCTTGAGGGTTTTTACACTGTTACGATACTCGGCTGGTGTCGGTGTAATGCTTGCTTCGGCGATAGGCCAGCGTGTGATTTCAGCGGCACCGCCCATGCTCTTGCGCTCTACCAGATGACCAGCGGCACCAGACGAAAAGCCCATCTTGCCTTGCTTGCAAAGCTTCGCAATCATGCTGCCGTACTCGTCGGCTAGATCTAACTGCGCTTCGTACCAAAGCCCGGTATCGTCCATCTTGATGTAGCCTGTACCGATGCTCTTCTTGCCTACCTGAGAATCCATACCGTGGTGATAGTAAACGTTTAGGGGGATACGCTGACCCTTGGAAACTGGGAAGCCGTAGTCAGTTGAAGCCGTGAAAAAGTCACCTTCAAGGTCGGCAGTCTTCGTATCGCCAAAGCGAACCAGATAGCCCTTGACGTAGCCTAGCCTGTCGCTCTTGATACCGTCTACGGTAGATGTCAGCAAGTCCATACACCCACTATCCCACAGTGCCGTTTTCATAGGTATGTCGTTAGATCCGGTTGGTATCCCTCTAGGTCTCTAAGCGGCAATACCCTAGTGGTAGGCCCCCAGTCAGCATTCTGCACCACGGTTGCCATGTCAGATAGCGGTAGCCCTTCAGCGTAAAGGTTGTATCGGGCTGTGCCTAGTATCTGTTGGGCTTCAAGAGCGGTTAGCCCGCTTAGAATCTCATCACCGGTTACCGGCTTAGGCCGGGTATCCGGGATGCTGCTGTCGCCGGTAATCTCTGCCCATGAAAGCGTTTCGGGTATCATCACACACCGGCAGTTCGGGTGGCTTGGCATGATGGTATCGGTGGCTTGCAAGGTACCGGACAAAGCCAAGCAAGCAAGGCACACCCGCGCATCCTGCGTAGCCTGTCGGCGGTAACCAGTGACCGAACCATTCTCCGTATATAGTTGCCGCTGTGCTTCCCTGGCGCTTCGTATCATCTCAGTGCGGGCTATCGTCTCGGCTCGGTAGCGTCCGATGTCTGCTGCTTTGCGTACCCGCCGTGCTACGGTTCGTGGGCCTTCACCTAGGCTGATGCCCTGTACCAAAGCCATCTGCATGGCATCGGTGGTTACTTGTGGGATTGTTGCGAATAACTCAGCCAAAGGGCTACCATCGCCAGCCAGCCCGACGAACGCTTGGAGTTGCTCATCTGGAAGACTTGTCCATGCAGTACCAAGGGTAACGCCTGCGGGCTTTTTACCCGCTGCCGCTTCCACAAGGCCCGGCGTTGCCTCATTAGCAAGGATAGCGGCTTGCAGTTGCCCATCGGCTGTAATCACTGCCCCTTCAACGCTGAACTTCTTAAGGTTCTTTCCGAGCTGCTCGATGTTATCTATGATCCGTTGGCGCATCCAGAGAATGGTATCGCTTGGCGGTTCGCCGTTTGCTTCACGCTCGGCTATCCTACCCTCTAGCGCTTCAAGTTCATCGATGCTAGCCTTGGTTGCGGCTTTGTAGGCCCGTTGCATCCGGCTGATGGCTACGCCTTCACGCTCTAAAAGGTCGTTGCGATACTTCTGTGATGCGGCATAGATTCTGCCCGTCCCGCTGTCTACTCGCTTGAGATTTCCTCCAGCGAATACCCGTAAAAAGGGTGGCTCTTGTACACTACCCCCGGAGTGCATACGTGTTCACCGTCAAGGCTCTTTGCTGCTTCATCTCGCAGGGTAACCGGTGCGGCTCCTGTGTGCTGTACTGGAAGGTTTAGGAAGTTCGTAACGCTTGCCGGGTCGTAACCACTACGAATCAAGATACCGGCCGCATTGGCTGTCTCAGCGATTGGTACGCCGCTTGCACCTTGTGTGCTGATGGCGGATGGATGCAACACGCCGGTATCTTCCGGCACGGCTTCCAGCCCTGCTATGCGCTTGGCTTCAGCCCGATCAATGATGCCAGCCTTGTAAAGTTTCTCCGCCCGTACCGCTTCCGCTTGCATATCATCAGCAAGCGCCCGTACGGTTTCAAGGTCGTACATCAGGTAATCGCCCTGCTGTGTCTCAGGGTATTCCGGCAGTAGGTCAGCGGTAATAGCATCCGCCAAGGTACGGAGCAAAGGCACCATGCCATCTTCCCATGCCGCCTGTTGGGCTCTTTCGTAATTACTGTAGGTAGACCTTTCAAGACCTGAACCAAGCCCTAAAACCATCGGGTTAATGCCAAGGGCTGAACAGATGCGCTCCTCTGGTACACGCCTCACGGAATCCAGAGCAAGCTCGGAAGGGGTAAGGGATACCCTATCCATCTTGTACGCACCGGTCATAACAACAATGCCGCCGCTACCGTCCCCGGTTAGGTCTTCGTGCAGTTGCCTTTTTACCTGTCTAGCGTCATCCATAGACATATCAACGCTGGTCTCTTTGGCATCAGGCCCGACAATCAATGAAGGCATGGCACCGTTTGCCAAGAGTCCATAAGCGGTAGTGGATGCGGTGTTATCGGTTGCTATCTCCCGCAGGACAGCGGTAAGCGGCGCACGGCCTATCCGGATATCGCTAGGGTCTCTGCCGTACCTGATGTGGATGATGTCGGATACCGGGATGTCAAAGGAGCGGCCATCCGTGGTGTAGATGTAGTGCGTCAAAGGGTTTACACCGTTGCCTACCGGTCTAACCATGTCCTGCGGAAGGAACTGCAAGGCGGTCACCGTGCCACGGGTGGAAGAGCGAATCTTTCTCAAGTAAGTGTTGCCGAATAGTTTGTAATCTTGAATGACCCAGCCCCAGAAAAGGCTACCCATTATCATTGGATCCGGTTGCGCCATCAGCTGCAATACCGGGTGGTCTTCTACCGGTTCCGCTTGTTGAGAATCTACCGGTCGGTAGTAGCGTGGCGTTGCTTGTGGGTAGTTTCTCACGTACCAGTCAATCGCTGATGCCACAACCCCGTTTAGCCCAAGGTCACCGGCTACCCTTGCCCAGTCCTTAGTACTTCCAGGGAGCGCCCGGCGTAGGAGTGTTTGCAGCTGACCAGAGCCGTACCCGGTTAGGTAGATGTCCCTAGACTGGCTAAGCGGCAATGGCAATGCTTGTGTAGGATTAGCGGCGGCCTTACGCCCAAGGAAGCGGTCAAAGATACCCATGGCTTCAGTATCCCACAAAAAGAAAAAGCCCCCTTGCGGGGGCCTGTGGTAGTTCCTGTGTTTAGTTCAGGGTACCTGCCTTGTAAAGTTCCCAGCAGATGTTTGCCATATCTAATGCATTCTGTGCATGGTGCTTTGTGCATTCAAAGGTTGCTTGTGTTTGTGTGCAGTCCCATGCAACGTCAATGGTTGATCGTACGTCTGCATGAAAGCCATTAGCGTCATGTGCTGTCTTTGCGGCTTTGATTGCAATCAACTGCTTGAAGCGGGTTTCAGCGTTTACTGCGTTTTCGAGGTGAGTGATGATTGTTTCCATTGTTTATCTCCTGTATCCCCTTGGATGTCAATAATATACACCGCTAGTGTATATCTTGCAAGGGTATAGAGGTATATATTTTAGACGGCTCCCCAACTTCGCTTTGATCCGCACACCTGCCAAGCATAGGCCAGAGCGTCCACCACGTCATCATGCCTACCGACAGGGAAGGATAACAGCTCATCTTCAAAGTAAGCCGGTAGCCCTTGGCAGTGCATGACCTGTGATTGCTCGTAGCGGGCTTCCAGAGGGGCAAAGCGGGTCACTTTGTCCCTGTCTGGACGGATGCCCCTAATCGGTAGTTTCGTGCGCCTTAGCAGCTCCTGCACAACAGCGGCTTGGTACTGCACCTGCTCGATGCCAATCATGGCAGGATTCCACTTAGCCGCCATCATCTCAATGAACCGCAGGACAGCTGCAAAGTCTGACCTAGTACGGTTGATGTCTCTAACGTAGATCGTCCCATCGTCTCCCCGGCTCACTACGGCAACCCCGGTAAAGTCCGCTTCGCTCTTGGTTGATATAGCAAGGTCAACCCCGATGTAGGTAGGCAGCCCTTCAGGGCAATCACCGTACCGTAGCCACTCACGCTTGATACGGGCACCCGCCGCATCGACAAACTCCGCTAGGTACTCTTGCCTGAAAGCAATCGATGGCAGTGATTCTCCCGCCTTGGCTACTTCCTCCGGGTCAATCCACGGGTTAGCTGTGGTAGGCATCTGCCATGCCATCCAGTCGGCATCCGTAGCGGCCTGATTGTAAAGGGTACGGAAGTAGTTGGAACCCTTGGGAGTGCTGAGAAAGAACGCATCCCCCTTGAAGTCTGTAAGTGTTGGGCGGATGGCCTCCGTCCAGGCTTGTTCCAAGTGTCTAGCCATTGCCGCCTCATCGATGATAACCCGCTTATACTTTCTTCCACGGGCTACGGTTGACGGGTCATCAAGCGTCCAATAGTCAATAGCCGCCCCGGTTATAAGCTCGATGCGTGGCGCTGGGCTTTGCACAGCTCGCCGTATCACGGGAGCATAGATTCTTTTATGATCGGCGTATGCCTCTTCAAGGAGCCGGTAGGTAGGGGCAAACCATGCACAAGGCAAGCCGTCTTGCAGTACCGGGTCACTGAGCAAGTTACCGCCAAGAGTGGTCTTTCCGAATCTTCGACCTACTCAGCCACAGGCAAGGACGTTGTATCGCCTTGCCTGTGCCATTATCACCTGCTGTGCTTCATGTGGCCTTGGTAGAACCAATCGTATATCAGGCATTATGGTTTGTCTGCGTATTCCACGATGACCTTGACCGGGCTACCGTCTACGCCGGTCTGCTCTACCCGGCTTGACCAGTCGGCCTTATGCTTGCGTTCAAGCCACCACGCCGCCGCCTGCCAAGTGCTATCAGCTGCCTTTTGGATGATGGCAACGTTGCGCACCTCAGCATCACCTTCTGCTTTTTCTATAGCGTCCGAGAAAACCGAATTAGATTTTAGCCAGTTGGCAAATGTATCTTGTGAGATACCAGCGTAAGCGCAAGCAGCCCGGCGGGTATTACCTGCCCTGAGTGCTTGTGTAATGCGTGTTTCTGTTTCCTCGTTGTACTTGGTTGGTCTACCTGCCATCGTTAGCCTCCAATTTGTTTAACCATTGCCACTGAATCTGTTCAGCAATACGAGCCGTCATAACCGGAGGAACAGACATCCCGATTACATACTTTGGATCAACATCCATAAAGTCGTAGTCTTGTGGAAAGGTCCCGCAGCATTTCAACTCCCTGACACTCATAAATCTATTCCCATATACAACAGCAAGTGAGTTGCCGTTTGATGCTGCAATCGTGTTGCAAACACCATTGTCGTAAATAAAAACTGAGTTAAAGTTTGATGTTTTGCCTGTCAACCGTACATTGACATCAGCATAAGACTTATCGTTTGGTTGTCTATGCTTCCAAACATTCAAATCGTAAGGCGTCGGTTGTTTGTATTCAGCATCGCCTTCTTTTCTCACTTGCCCAAAGGTTATAGGCTTGTCGTCAAAGTTACACTTGAGCGGTTGGAGCTTCAAATCAGAACGTCGAGCAATGAAGAAAGAACGCTGCCGCTTCTGCGGAACTCCCATCGATGCTGCATTAAAAAGGAATACCTGTAAGTCGTATCCGGCTTCATTGAAAGCCGTTTGTATTTCCTTCACGTATCCTTTAGCCGCTCCCTTGAGTAGTCCGCTAACATTCTCAGCAACTGCAACCTTAGGCTGTAATCGCTTCACAAGGGCTATGTATTCAAAGAATAAATCATCAAGCCGTTGTTTTGCTTGACCTTCCCGAAACTGTTTTTCTTTGCCCCAATCTTTCTCCCGATTACCTGCCGTGCTGAATGATGAACATGGAGGCGAACCATCAAGAATGTCAAGGTTGAATAACTCAACGGGCAAATCTTCACGCTTACGGAATACCCGAATGTCTTCTAAGTACACCATCTTAGGTTTGTGATTTTGTTTGTAGATGCGGGCCATCTGCGGATCAATCTCACAAATGCCCAGCATTTCAAACCCGGCTAACTTGTAGCCCATTGTAGATCCACCGCCACAGGCAAAAGTGCTAAACACTTTATAGCCGTTGCGGGGCATGATGTAACCGTCTGCTAGATTCCATTCATACGGGTATTTCATTGTTCAAACTCAAAGCCACAACGAGGGCAAGCAACAGCATCATCAGAAAGTAATGTGTCTGGATCTATTTCCTTGTTTGTTGCTTCGTATTCATCCATAGAGCCAGTAAGCGAACCAATCAGCGCATCAAGGTCAGCGGCTCCGTACCCTGTACCTTCAAGGCCGATAGGCGTGTTAGCAAGCTCGGCTAAGATGTCGGTTATCTTGGTGGTGTCATCCTGCCCTATACGGGTTGTCCGGTTGTCTACGACAAGAATCCGCAGCTCTTCTTCAGGCGTAACATCAACCCACTGCACCGGTACGGTTTCCCAGCCTAGCGCCTTTGCAGCCATGACCCTATGATTCCCCGCTAGGATGTGCTTAGTGCTCAGGTTAGCCACCACAGAGCCGTACCAGCCATTGATTGCTAGGCTCTTCTTGATGGCTTCAACATCGCCGTTGTTAGCGTTGCGTGGATGATGCTTGAGCAGGTCAATAGCAACCTGCTCAATCTCCTTATTGATTACTCTATTTGCCAAGGCTGTCCTCGATTTCTTCGGTCGCTGCCCATAGCAGAGCATCCCTCATCTGTTGGTCGGTGATGCCCTGCCGTTTGGCTCTACGCTTGACATCTTTATACAGCCAGCGTGTATACATCTCTGACCATACCACCATGAATCCAGCCCCCCACAAAGCACCAAGTGCAAAAGGAATCATTTAGCAACCTCCCCGGTTCGTGGATCAAGTACAACAATAGCCCAGTCGGTAGCAAACAAATCACCGGGTGACAGGCTCAGTTCTTCGAGTTGCGTTACCCGTCCTTGTGGCCCGTGAAGTTCAAAAATATTCCACACTTCGGAGTACCGCAGGAAGACGGCTCCTCCCCATTCACCCCGCCATACCGCATTACCGCCACCAGCCATCAAGGCTTGTATCACTTCCCCAAATCTCATTTTTTATCTCCTTTTATTCCCGACGTAATAGACAAGTGTTGAGCAAGATATATGCGTGTATATCTTCCAAACTTATGCCAATCGTTCATAATCTCTGTTAGTGCGCCAGCTCTCCATTCAGCAAATGGGATGCGGTCTTTCATGTCATGGCAGGCATTGCAACAAGGTACGGTTTCTGTGCCTCCGGTACGCCGTGGCTCTGGGAAGTGGTCACCTACTGCACCGCTTGAATGACAATATAAACCACCGCAGTAATAACACTCAGATGTCACGCTATCGCTCCCATTGTGATCGGCAGGTTTTCAGCCATCAGTGCCTTGATAGACTCAGCTATCTCCCTATGCTCTAACTGTGTATCTTCCTGCGTTCGTAGCTGCACATAGTGAATCCAAGACCTAACCGTGCCAGACATATACAAGGTGGTTGGACAACAAAGCGGTAGCACCATCCTTGCTGTCTCCGCAGCGATGCCGGATGCAAGTAAGCCGGTATACGCTTCATTGGCATCCCGCACTGCCCGCTGTGCATCCTTGATGCGCTCCTGCTGTTCTTCCGTTAGGTCTTGCCATTCTGGAAGCGGTTTAGAGGATTGCCGGTTAGTTGTACCAGCCAAGCGCATACCGTCCAGAATAGCCATCGTGGCAACCGGTGCGTACCGCTGGCTGAACTCTTGGAAGCTAAAGCTTCTATGCCGCAGAATCTGCGGAGCGATAGCACGGGTGGTCTTTATCTCAACGCACATCGATGCCATTTCAAAGATTGACCAGTGCCCGTGTTTGATGCAGTAAGAAAGCAACCGGGCTACGTCTGGGTTATCTTGGTTAGCAGGGTTGCTGACCCTAGCGCAATACCCGATGACTTGCTCGGCTTCAGGTGTGATCCAGATTAGCCTTGTCATCCGTTGTATATCTCCCAGTCGAAAGCCAATACATCAGCGGATCCGAAAGATGCCACCCGGCTGTAGTGCCGGTTACCAGCACCATCCAAAAGGTATAAGCATATCTTGCCATCTACGATTTGTAGGAACCAAGCGGCAGCGTGGCGGCGTACGGTCATACCAGCCCGCAAGCGTTCCAAGGCGGAAGGAAAGCCACCGCCAGAGAGGTTCATCCGCTGGGCTTCGATGGTCTTGAGCTGCTCTACTTGCTGTTCCTTCAGCCACCGGTTGATGGTGGTGTGTTGGAATCCGATAACCCTAGCGGCTTCGTGGCATCGCATACCTTCGGCTACCAAGGTTTCGTACCGCTCTATAAGATATTGCCGCTTTGCCCGGTTTTCAATCAATGTTTCGTTTGGTCTACCCGCCATTACTTATCTCCCTTGCATCATTGACTACCCGGTCGGCATACTCCCTGGAGCGTGTAACAAGGTAAGCGGCGTACCAGAGAACCTTTAGCCGGTCTTCTTCCGCCTGCCCTTTGTGCTCCTGCCGTTGTAGGTATTTGAGGATGGAGCCGGAAACAAAGTCCAGCCCCCAATCTTCGATTACCGCCAGCGCATCAAGCTTGCCGACCGTGTAGTGATTCCTCACCTATTCGTCAAACGGATCAGCGATGTCATCGGCTACGACTACGGCCTTCTTTAGGGGCTTTGGTACGGATTGCTTGAATGGCTTGACTGTCTCAATGATGTTGCCAAGCTCGCCGTTCATCTTCTGCCGAGTACCGACCACAACCTGCCACTGTTTACCCTTGAGAGCGTTGATATCAAGGTTTGCATACTCAGTGCGATCCATGTGCTTACCGACCATGCTATCTAGCAGGATGGTCAATTTTGCTTTGTCGTTACCGTAAAACGTTTTTGTAAACTGGATGAAGCGGAAGGGTTGCCCGTCATCGTCACCAACCTCGGTTGTCTCAAAAACAAACTTGAGGTTTGGTTCCATCACGTTAGGGTCATCAAATGATTTGCCTTGGATTGCTTCAATGTCAATCAAGGCACAGGTGTAGATACCTGCCTCGGCTACTGAGAACCGTTTACCGCTGCCTTCAGCGTACGAACCATGCTGTGCAAAGAATCCCATTACTTACTCCTTCAAGCCTTGCGGCTTATTCACGGCACTATTGCCATGCAAACTATATACCCACCAAGGGGATAATGTCAAACGCTTATTTTAGACCTGTACGCTTAAACCATTCAGGTGACAAACTGCCATTACGGATTACATGGTCGTTTGGAACAATAATAAATCCTTCGTCCACCAAACCATTGCTGGCTTTGCAAAATGGATTAGATCCATGAGATTTAGACCAAGTGTAGCGGAGCATGATGTTTTCATTTTCTTGGATTAGATACGTACCAAGCCCATCATAGCGGCGAGGAATAACACGACCACCCGCAGCTAGCCACGCTTTTACCATGTCAAACTCATGCGCCCATCGTTTAAAGTGTTTCTTGTTTTCACGTAAATACCGTGCATATGCTGCATCCAAAGTCTCTGCAATAATTTCCATTGTCTTTTCTTCTTTCTTGGCAATGCAGTTCCCCGCTTCATGCGGGGGAACTGTTTTGCTCTCTCATATCCCCCTAACGCCCTCCGGGCTAGGGGGGGTTCTTAGGGGGGGATTTATCCTCCTGTTCCCATTCTCTATATCTAAGGGGAACAGGTCGTTGGGAACAGGTCAAAACATACTTTTAGGGCTGTAAAACTTTGCTCCTCTCTGGCCATTTATGACGTTCAACATCTCTTCATCTTCCAGCCCTTGCAGTGCTTTGACTACATCGGCTTTACGCTTCTTGATGCCTTCAGATATCTGCTGGCTGGTCACGCCTGGAGTTGTATCGATGTAGTCCAAGATAGCCTGATCCATGGTCTTCTCAGCTGTAGCAACGTCAATGCGCTGAATCTCCAAATCGTTTGGAGTGTTAGCGTGAATCCTAAACTCAAAGTTCAACTGGTCTTCAAACGGGCTACGCCGTTGCTTCACGGTCTTCACCGTGTAGTGTCCAAGTTTGTTTTCGATTGACAGCACGGTTTCAGCCTGTGCGGCTATCTCCACTGCCCCTCGCATACTTTCATGCCCCAGTGAGCCTGTAGCGCCCTTACGGGCATGGTGTAGAACCACGAGCGCCGCTCCTGCATCCGTCACCTTTTTGAAGTGTTGATAAAGCTGCGACATTTCGGAATTGCTATTCTCATCAAGGTTATGCACTCGGACAAAAGTATCAACAATAACGATGTCTATAGAATGCTCCTTGACAAAGTCTATGATGTCTTCAAGGTCATCCGGATCCGTAAACTTGATGTTCTCATTTACAAAAGAATGCAGCCCTCGGCAGGCTTCCGGGTAGAGCAGATGGAACCGGTTATTATATTCACCAACTCCCATCTCTTCGTTGACGTATAGAATCTTTGACACGGCACAGGGGGCAAGGCTCATCCACATCCCGCCGCACTGAGCAGCTCGCACAAGGTCTGCCGCCATCCAAGACTTACCGCTACTTGGTGGGCCTGCAAAGTAATGGATGGCTTGCCGTGCTATGACGTGTGGCACAATCCATTCTGTATCCCGGCTCTTAGCCGCTTCCTCCTGTAGCCTGTCCCAGTCCCAAGGTATCTTTTTCTTTCGTGCTACCTTCGGCTCCAATGACTTCGCACGATCTGCTAATAGTTGCTTCACGGCTAGTTCTTTGGTGACCATCTCACGAACACTTATTGACCATTCAGCCCAAGCACGTCCGACCTTTTCGCTGACTTCAAACGGCTCTAAAGCCGGGTCAAGCCAGTTACGGTTAAAGCCTTGCGCCGCTTCCAGCGCACCATCGTAATCAAGCCCAGTGCTACGCAGGTATCCGACATAAGCCGTAATGGCATTGTCTCTGCCGCCATAAGGCCCGCCGCCTTCAGGGTGTCGTTGATATAACTTGGCAAGTGTTCCATCACCTGACGGCTCACCCGGTTGGCGCTCTTTGCGCTCCGGCTTTGGGTCGGGAAAGTCTGGGATGTCCCAGATAGATGTAATTTTAGGATCCAAAGTAATACTCCATAATTTCCGGCAGGTCGGCACGGACAATGTCTAATCGATATTCCCAAGCGGGGTTGCTTTCAAACGCTTGACAGGCTTCCTCAGCTTCAAGGAAGAACACATCCAGTAGGTCGGTTATCCTACCGCTTGCATGGCGGATGCGGGGTACCGCTCTGCCTAGTTGCCCTTGCTTTGCGGAAGCCAGCAGGGCATCTAACCTGCCATCTTTCAGGTGCCGAACTATCAAGGATTCCTTGTGGGTTGGACGCATCGCCCCGCCCTTCAGCAAAGTTACCGCCTTGGGTTCATCGGGATTCTTCCAGTTCAACGTACCGGGGATACGCATGATGCGATCAACATTGCCAACCGGGTCAGTGCCTAGAATGATGCTGTTTTGCCAAGAGCGTATCTTTGCCTCAATGGCTGTACGGTCTTTGGTGTTGCGGCAGTTAGCAACCGCAGGAAGCATCACGTACCCGTGCCAACCGTTGCCGGTGTGAATCACGATGTCGCAGTTATTAAGTAAATCTTTACTACTGCCGGGTACCTTAGCATCAAGGTCAATCCAAACGGAACCGACCTGCTCGATGCTATCTTTACCGAGCTTACGCCCTGGCCCTTCAGGCGCAGCCCTTGGACATACCCCGCAGTAAACATCATAACCACGTATGGCTAGGCTGATGATGTGCTGGGTTAGGGCTTGCCCTTCCTCACCCTTTAGGCAATGGGGCAAACGGTAGGTGGTTCGGTTAGCGTGGGGCTTGACCTTAGACAAAGGTCTGATTTCAATAAAGCCGTCAGAGTACGGCTTGAATAGATGCCGGAGAAAGGCGATAGCCTGACCCGCATCCGTGGCAGGGATTGCCATGATGTCACATACCTTTCAGTTCCTACCTCGGATACCCCCAGGGATCAACTGGGGGCTGGCATAGCCTATTCCGAAAGGTATGGAACGTCTACATTATACATCAAAGGTGAACCCCACATGATCCGCTATAGCCTTGGCGGCATCATGCCAACTGTAGGCAACAATGAAGGTGTAGCCGTGCGGCTGAAGAGCATCCCTAAAGGAAACCTGCCCCGGTGTTAGCCGACCCTTGCCGGCCTTCATCTCAACGTACAGCCCCGGTGCTGGGCAAGGTAGAAAGATATCCCAAACACCCGCCTTCACGCCCATAGCTTTGAACTTTGCAGCTGTGCGAGGGTCACGGTAGCCACCGTTAGGGCAATGGTATATGGTTGCCAGCTCAGGGTGTTTTGTAGCCATCAAGCGTACCCAAGTAATCAAGGCTATCTGCTCACGGTCTTCTAGATGTTTCAAGTCAAATCCTCAACTTCGTACCGCCCCCGGATGCTTGCCAAGGCTGTCTCTATCTGCGATTCAATAACGCTAACCGGTGTCTTGTACCTGCTGGCTATTGTCCGCAGGGTCTCCGGCTTTGAACCATCAAGACCAAAGCGCCTAACCAGTAAATATCTGGAATCGTCATCTAGCGATAACAAAGCATCGCCCAGCCTATCTGCCCATGATTCAGCGATAAACGCCTCCTCGGGGCTTGTAGAGGCTCCTAGCACCCGGCAATCTTCATACACCAGACCATCAGTGCCAGACACCGGGACATTGATGCTAACCGGCTGCACCTGCTGGCTGTCCCTGGCGATACCTATCATCGTAACCGATAGCCCCGTATAGGTTGAAAGCTGCTCATCGGTTGGCGGTGTGCCGTGCTGGTGGAGGTGTTGATCGTGTGCCTTGCGGATGCGTAGCCACTTGTAGATGGTGTGTTCGGATACCCGTATGGTCTTGCTTTGGGTTGACTGATACCGGCGGTACTTCTGAATAATCCACTTCATGGCATAGGTTGAAAACCTTAGCCCCCGGCTAGAGTCCCACCGGGTGATGGCGGTGATAAGACCCTGAAGGCAGAACGCCACAGCATCTTCAAAGTCATCCTGTTTGTGTATCTGCTTGGCCATCTCTTTGCAGAGACCAATATTCCTATGAACCATTTCAGCCATGCACTCTTTAGGCATGATGCCCGCTGCCCATGCTTGGTGGAGTAAGACCATCTCCTCGTGAGACAACAAACGCTCCGGTGCCTTACTCAAAGCCCGGAGCGTCTGCCGTACGATTGATCTACTTGGTATCAAACGGCTAACCGCTTCGGATACGGCTTTATCAAATGAGATATAGCGGCGCAGTGTTCTAACCGTTCACGACGATTGCCACGAAAATAGAAATACCTACCCTTGCTGTTTTGCTTGACGTGTTCAGCTGTTGGAAAGATACGCTTTATGTCTTCAACCCTGACCGACCCAACCTTTTGACGTATCGCTCGTGTACCGTAAAGTTTGCCGTGTATAAGCCATGCATCACGGTCACCCTTTTTGCTTTTGACGTTTGTATTTGAATCACGCATTGAACCAACATAATGGAAATTACAGGCTTGATATATCGTGCCTATCTCACCCGCTAAATCGTCAACTGTTGCGGTTACCACTCTGTACTTTTCAGGCAGCATCTTGATGGCTTCAGAAATCAACTTACTACCTGAGTGGGGATGCGCCCAGTGCAAGCATACACCACGAGATAAAAGAATCATCCGGCCTTCAAAGCCGTACTTACTCCAGTCGGCACACTTCCTGCCTTGCAATCTTGCCTGTATGCCAAGGTTTTCTGAATACTCAGGGCCGAAGCAAACCACACCGCCGCAAGCGCCATCAAAGAATATCCCGAATGAATATGACACTACAGCCGGCATACATCCAAGCCATTCGTATTCTTCTACGATCCGTTTAGCGGTCTCAATGGTCACTGGTCTTACTATCGCATTCTTTATGTCGGTGTTTACATCTAGCCACCATGAACCAAATAAGCCATTGGTTTCCTCAATGGCTTTTTGTTCACGCACAATACGCTGATGGGCTTTCACTTGACACCCTGCGCCTTGAGTAGTGCTGGCTTGGTCTGGTACTCGTACCTCATAGCATCACGGGTAGCAGATACCAGAGCAAGGAAAAGCAACAGGCTTACCGCAGTAACTACACCGGCCCGGATGCTGTCCCGTACGGCTTTCTTACGTCCAAGGTAAGCATCACGGTTAGCCTCCAGCGCATAGTGCCGCTCCCTGAGCAGCTGCGCTTGCGCTTGCTGGTCTTGCCATTCACTCACCCGGCAAGCCGTACAGGTCTTATCAAAATCGATTACTTCAGAACCACACTCTATGCATCGTCGCATTTTCTTATCTCCCTATCTACCTATTCGCCCGGTTGCTCTGGTGCTTCCGGTGCTTTACCTTTACGCAATGTCCTACGCAGTAGTAGCTGCTTGCTCAACTCCGCTGGATCCATGTCCATGGCTTCAGCCAAAGTCAGCAAGCTCTCATCGTTCGGCGCTTTTTTACCGGTCATGTAATCACTAATGCGTGGTTGCTTGAAACCGGTGCGCCGTGAAAGTTCGTTTTGGGTCAATCCTCTAATCATGTCCCATATATACCATATATATATAATAGCCTGTCAACCCTTGCATTATATATATTGGCGGTGTATATTGTTGATGTACCAAGGGGTACGGGAGATAAAGAAAATGCACAAGATTATTGGAAACTACATGATGCAAGTTACAGAACACCACGGCGAGTGGATGGCGCGTGTTGTTTACCTCAACGGTGGTTCTGCTGGTGGCTCTGTTTGCTTCATGAAGCGATATGCAACGATGTCAAATGCAATCAAAGCAGCTGATCGAGAAATCAAAAAATACGTTTGAGTAAAGCCCCCGCAAGGGGGCAAGGAGATAAGTAATGACAAAGCGAAACGCATACAACATCCTTACGCTGGCCCTTGCAAAAGGGCTGACGTTTGAGGATGGCACCTACAAGGGTAATTGCTTGGTTGTGTATCGACAGACACCCTACCGGGTACACACCATCAATCGTGGTGACGGGTTCAACATCGAATACAACTATCAACGACAGTTTGCATGGCTTGGCTCACCTGACGAGCTGCGGGAGATAAAGAATGACTAGCAGCGAAACCATAGGGGCGATAGCCCCTTCCCTCATCAAGGCACAAAGCCGAATGCAAGGCATCAGCAAGGAAGGCACTAACCCCGCCTTCAAATCCAAGTATGTAACCTTGGATTCCATCTTGGACGCTCTGCGCCCTATCCTTACGGCAAACGATTTGATGCTAACTCAAGGCACTACGGAAACCCATGTCACGGATGGCAAGGTTACAGCGATTACAGTTGAGAGCCGCATCATTCACGCATCCGGCGAGTGGATCAGCACCGTTGCAACCATCCCGGTAACCAAGCCGGACGCTCACGGGCTAGGCTCTGCGCTTACTTATGGCCGCCGCTACTCGGTGTCCGCTCTGCTGGCAATAAGTGCCGATGAGGATGATGATGCAAACGGCGCAATTGCGCTCCGTGATGACTACCGTAGAGGCCCACAGGGCAACATTGTTATTGATCAGCCACTGAAGGCTAGACCGTTGGGAGGAAGATAATGGGATATTACTTAGTTGATGGTGAGCTGTGGGACGAAGAGACCGGCGAGTATGCCGGCCCTATGTCCGGTTGGATAACCGGCAACGAATCACCGGAAGACCTTGCACTCCTGGTGATGCGGAAGCGCATGGACATCGAGGCAAGCATTCAAGCCGAAAAAGATAAGCTCGATGCCATCACCAACAATGTTGTCAAGATGCTGGGCAAGCACGTTGCCCGGCTTGAATGGTTGGAGCGGCAGTACAACGCCCAGCTGCAAGACTACGCACTGTCGCAGTTACCACGCAAACCAGACGGTACCTTGAAGGTCAAGACGTGGACTTGCCCCTACGGCACGGTTGCCTTTAGAACCGTAGCCGAGCGGGTCAAGGTGGTTGATGAAGAGCAAGCGGTAGCCTACTGCCTAAAGCATGACCCGGAAGCCGTCAAGACAAAGCACACGATCTTGGTTAGCAAACTTACAGGGCTTACCGCTGGTGACCTGCCCCCAGGGACAGAGATAATCCCGGCTACCGAATCGGTAACGATAAAAACAGTTTGACACTTATCCCCGCATGATGTATATAGTCTGCGGGGATATACCTCAAAGGGAGATAAGTAATGGGAAGCAGAATAACTGAAATCGAGAAACTGACGTTTCTTGGTTTGCACAAAAGCGGTATGAGCATTAGGGAAATTTCTAGGCGCACTGGACGAAGCACAGACAGCATCAAGCAATTTACAACCGATGATGTAGCAGCGTCTGCATTCGATGAACGGTCAATTTTGACTGATGAAGATATGCACAAAATCTTTGATCTTTACAGCGCTGGCAAGCGTGTCACAGACATCTCACGTCAGATGAATCAACCAAGCTCAACGGTTGGCATGGTTACACGTAGGCTTTATCCTAAGCATCAAAAAGCCTATGCAAAATGGCTTGAGATTCAAAAAGAAAAAGATGCACCAGCTCTTGTGATGGAAGTCCAGCCGGTGGAACCACCTGCATTACCGGCAGCACTACTTGCTATCCGTGCCGCTCGTGCCGCTGGTAGGACATCACAGCCAGCGCCGGTAGAACCAGAATGCGTTGACTTCCGATCAAAGTATTTTGCACTGCTTGAAGAACACTCACG